ATTAATCTCCTGTTATGGTGACGGAGAAGGAACTGGAATACGAACTGTTCCGTCCGTGTAGTCGTCCCTTTTACGTCTACCGAGTTGCTCTGCAGCAAACTTCTGTACTTCTTGTTTATACTTTTGTTCGTATAATGTCAACATATCCATTGGGCCTTTTAAAAAACCATAAGCCTCTACTAAACATGCATATAATAACCCATTTGGAAAGTTTAAACTAATATAATTAGTATCATTATTTTCTAAAAGATCCGGTGCTTTATCAAAATGAACTCTAAACCTGTATGTAGTATTAGGGACTGGAGCAAAAGCTATACGTCCAGATGTGGTGTCTGACTCTCCTGTAGCACCACCAAACATTGCATAATATTTAGGTTGACCTTGAGCAGCGGAGGTTCCGGTTACATCCTGAAACTCTTGTAAATATGTATAATCTTTTTTCTCTAACCATCTATTAGCGCCTGTAGTTTCAGATCCTGCTGTATCATAAACTTGTATGCCTCTAATAAATACAGCTCCTGCAGGACAGTTAATAGATTCTTGTCCAGCAACTAAATTACCTAGTTGTTGCTTTCTATTTGCATCAATAGGCACATCTCTAAATATTTTATATTGAGCATTTAAAATAATATTTTCTAAAACAGCATCTGTTAAAACATTAGAGTCTGTTTCAGTATAATTTTTAATTTGTGTTTTTAATCCTGATGCACTTAATCCTGCCATTATGATACTAGTGTTACCGGACCAGCCGATAAACTTCCTCCTCCAATATTTGTACTTGCAGTCGCTGTTCCAGCAGCTGTAAATGTATAATTATTAGCATCAACTTTGGTAATTGTAAATCCTGCAGATTTATTTATATCTGCGCTTGTTATACCAAAAGAACCCTCTCCATTTCTAAATCTTACCGTATCGCTAGTAGACCTACCATGGTTTTCCTCAAATACAGTTACTGTTGTAGAACTATTTGTAATTTTAAAAGGATCTAAAGTTAAAACTCTAGCTACTTCTGGTTCTGTTCTATCAGGTCTTGCATTTAATAAACCTTGTGCATCTGCTGAATGTGATTTTGGTTGTAATTGTGGATGTTTTTTTTCAAACTCAGAGGTATGAACTCTAGCACCATTCCACTCAATAACCATTTCTGCGTATGGAAATTCTTGTCCTGATCTATCTGATATAAACTTTGCAAATTTTCCTGAAGATGTTGCCATTATGCCTCCGGATAATAAACTTTAGGACTAATATAAGTGCTAGATGAGGAACCGTCTTCTGCTAAAGCTCTTTGTAATTCATCTTCATATAACATTTTTAACATTTGAACTGATTGAGGTGCGTTTTTAATTGCAAGATAATATGCTAAACCAGCAACCATACAAGGTACAAAACGATAAGGAACATCAGTTGCATTTGTGTAATCACCTACGTCTTGAATTCTTTTTACATAATAGTAATTAATAAATTTACCTGCTTCGCTAGACCCAGGTGTTAAATATAAAGTTATTGTAACTTTATCTATAAATCTTTGAACAAAATATTGTGATGGTTGGCCTGTAGAAGTTTTATTAGATAATGCTTGATATTGAGATCTATTTATTTTTGTAAGAGGTGAGTCTACATTAGAACTTCTATAAGAAGCTTCTAATATATCATCTACACCATATACAGCTGTTGCATCAGAGGTTCCATCGCCTGTTGATCTAAACATTGTGTATACCGCTTGATCTGCAACTAAAGTAATATTGTTATTTGCAACTTCCCAATAATGAAGACCTCTATTAGCCCACTCTTGAAAAAGAATATTAAGAGATCGTCTTGCAGATTTAAGTTGATAACCTGAAACGTTTTGTTGTCCAATACGCTCGTAAGCTTCCTCTATTATTTCATCAATAGAAAAATTTTTATCAAACGTTACTGTTCCCGAGGTAGTGTTAGCCATTTAACCTCCTACTTATCAATCAATAAAGTAGCTGCATCTATATTTGTAATAGTAGAGACTTTCATTCCGCCTGGAAATAAAATTCCATCTTCAGGAATGTTCATTGAAAAAACATCTCCATTAGGAACGTCAGCTTGAAACAAAGTTGTGCTATCTGAATTATCTTGAAGAATTATAGTCCCAGCACCACCTGCATCAGATGCTAATATAATTCCTCTAAGTCTAGTTCTTCCAGCAAATACTGCTCCTGTTGCTGTAACTCTAACTGATTTTACATCACTTTTCATAATTTTTTATTCTCCGTTAAATTAAGTATGGGCCCGAAGGCCCACACTAAATTGATTATTAACTTACTGCCGCGCTAAACGGAGTTGCTGGTGTTCCAGTACAACCTGAAATTACATCAACTTTCCATTTACCTGAAGCAATAACTGTACATTCGATTTTTGCAAATGTTACACCACCAGTAGTAGTACCGTTTAAAGTAATAGTATCTGATGTTGAAGCTGTTTCAAAACCAACCATATTATCAGAAGAGTCATCAATAAATGATGCACCTCCAATCATAACGTCAGTTGCATTTGCAACTTGTACAACAAGATCTCCAGTCTTCGTAATTGAAGAAAAGATTTCAAATTTTGCACCAACAT